CCCTAACATAAAACTTTCCCCGCGTCAATAGCCCCTGCATCCGATAGGCCCGAACTATCACAAAGGGAAAAGCGATAGGGAAAAAATTTTCAATTATTTTCGCCATAACTATTGCGCGTCCTAAAAATCCGCGTATAATTTCAATCATCGAAAGGGCAAACACAAAACCCCGCCGATAACTTCCACTTAACTTTTAAAGGTAACTATCATGGAAATCGTAAGCAAGCTGACCCTGAAAACCATTGGCGCACAACCGAAGCCGCATAGCATCAAGGAAAATACCGCGCTGGCTTCCATCTATGGCCGCGTTCGCGGTAAGAAAATCGGCCAATCCACCTTTGGCGACTTCATCAAGTTTGAAGGTGAATTTGAAGGCGTGAATATCGCCACTGGTGAAGTGTTCCGCTCCGGTTCGCTGATTCTGCCGAAGGTACTGGAAAGCCTGCTGGCCGGTGCCGTGGATGGTGAAAACACCGTTGATTTTGCGGTTGAAATTTGGGCCAAGCCTTCCGAAAAGGGTAACACTGGTTATGAATACGGCGTCAAGCCGCTGATTGAACCCGCCGCATCGGATGAACTGGCCGCGCTTCGCGATCAGGTTAAGGCCGCGCTGCCCGCCCCTGCCGCTGCCGGTGAAGCCGCTGGCGAAGCCAAGCCCGCCGCCAAGGGTAAGGCCAAGGCCGAAGCCTAAGCGGCGCACCACGGCCCCGGCTGATACCAGCGCGGGGCCATTCTTTACCCTTCAAATTCAAAGGTAACAAACATGGAAAAGCCAGCCGAAAATAACCGCCCTGAATGCCCGCAAGCATTTTATTTCGTTTCTATTCCCGGTGACTTTGGGCAATCGCCTTTTGCTTCATCGCTTATGTATGGCAGCACTGCCCTTGCCGCTGTTTATCAGGTTCCGGGCGGCTTGCGCGTGGTAAGCGAACATTTTGATTTGCGTTTTGCGGATGGCTTTATGCCCGCTGGCGTCAAGCAAGCTGAATGGCTTGGCAAGCTGATTACTGAAACTTTCGGCTATCGGCTGGAACTGTTTCTTTAAACCATCGTTTCAGTTCCTGAATTTGAAGGCCGCAAATTTCCCTTGCGGCCTTTTCTTTTGCGTATGCTTCCACCAAATCGCGCCACGTCACAAACGGATAAACGGGCGCGGGGCAATCAGCAAGCAAGGCCGGGGGCGGCTCTAAATATACCGTTTCAATTTTCGGGGCTATTGTTGAACAAGCCGCGAACATCGGCAGGCATAGGGCTATCAAGAATTTGTTTAGTTTCATCGCTTACCCTTCCCAATCCGCTAATTGTTCGGCTAAGTTTGCCGCTGATAATTGTTTGGCCGTCCTGAATTGCCTTGATTGCTTTCGCATCGCTTGCGCGTACTGATTGAAGGGTTTCCACCGCCTTGGCGTTTGCGGTCGCCTTTTCTTCAATGGCTTTAATTTCATTTTCAAGCCCCGTTATTTTTTTAGCAGCTAAAATTGAATAACCAAAGTTAGCAAGCATTAAAAGCGCAACCGCAATAGCGGCCACGCTTTTCAGGTTAGACAAAACCCATTTAATCATTGAAGGTACGCCCCGGCTGGTCATTGTCGGAATCTATCGGCCCCGGCTGATTGATAGGGCCAATCTTGCTTTGCACAAATTGCGAGAAAACCGCCTTGACAAAATCAGCGCCCATCCATCCAGACATTCCCGCCGCCATGCCTAGCCAGTGCGGCGATAAATCCATAGCCGCCCCGCCTAGCGTCACCATCAAGCCCACAAACGCGGCGCTTACCGCTTCAACCGCAAATTCAAGTTTAGAAAAGCGTTTCATGGCAAGCGCCCTTTTTGAGTAATTGACAATACCGCCAAGCGTTGCAACCAGCGGAAAAATTAGATACTTCCACCATTCGTCATTTTCCATCATGCCATTGCCTTAGCCGCTGCCCCTGCCGCCTTTCCGGCTGGAATCATTTTCATGGCGGCGCTGTTAATTTCATCTTGAAAAAGGAAGTACAAACCAACAACAACAATTGCCACCGCCGCAATAATCACCACGCCCCGCAAGGCATAGTTTCCTGCCGCTTCAACCGGGGCGCTTACCGCATCGGTAACAGCGTCATAAGCGGAACCCGCCGCGTTCGCAACGTGCTTATCTACGCGATACCACGGAATATCCTCTTGCGTTTCTTCGCCCCCTGTACCGCTTGCCCCGCTTGTAAAGTCAGGACTACCCGCCCCAATAGTAAGGCCCGTTAAATCTGGCGCTGTATAGTCGCTGATATTAACGGCGGTCATTTCTTGCGCCCCGGATACTGGCGCGATTCCTGCCGCTGGCGTTACTACCGGGCCGCTATTACCGAAAAGCAATTTGATATTTTCCATAACCTTACCCGGATAAGATTTTGTTTTAGCGCCCCAATTTGCTTGATTAGTTCCGCCGTGATAAGCAAGCAATGCCGTATTAACATCGCCGTATCTATCAAGGTTTTCGCGCAAAAGGGCAGCGCCGCCGTAAATGTTTTGCGTGGGGTCATAGGCATTGGTTACGCCTAAACTTCTGGCGGTCGCGGGCATAAGCTGCATTAAACCCATAGCGCCCACGCCGGAAGTGGCGCGGGGGTCGCCAGACGATTCAGTCTGTACCACCCCGGCCACTAGGCGCGGGTCAAGGTTATATTGCGCCGAAGCCGCGCCGATAGTTTCCCACCATTGCAGCGCACCAGCCATTTAAACCCCCGCTTGCGAAGCCAAATATTCATTAAGACTACTGGCGTAGTCATTAAGCTGGCTGGTAATTGAATCGGTCAATTTGCTTGCCAAATCGGCCCCCTGTGCCATTGCCGCCGATACTGCCGGGTTACAACCGCATGAACGGTTGCGGTTCGGCAGTGTCAGGGAAGGCGAAGTATAACCAGCCACCGGCAGGGTAACGCTACCGGCTTGCGGCTGGTTATACGTCATATACGGCGGGCCTTCCCAATTGCTTGCCACTTGCGTGGCTGGTCGATTGCGAAGCCATAGCCAGATAAGAATCAGCACCAGCCCGCCGCCCACCCAATAAAGCAATTTCTTTTTGTCCATGATTCACCCCTTAAAAGAATTTGCTACCGAAATTCAGCAAGCCCATAGCAAAGCCATAATCTTGCCCGCGCCGTTCGGTTTTCGCCTGATACTTGGCAATATCGGCTTGCTTGCCAACAATATATTTTTGCGCGTCAATTTCAGCCAGTGAAGTATTAGCGCGGATATTTTCGGCCTGCAATTGGATATTACTTTGATACTTGGCGGTATCGGATTGCATACCAGCAAGCGCCGTGCTAGTGGTGCTTTGCAGGTCGCCAAGGTATTTAGACAAATCGACTTGCGCCATGCCAAGCTGCAATTGGCTTTGCGTGGCGTAATGCGCGTTATCGGCGGCCAGCGTTTCAATGTTCAATTGGGTTTCAAGCTGCAAACGGCTGGCGTCCATTTGCGCCTGCAATTGCGCATTCTGTGCGGATAGTTGCGTATTGGCTTGCAGCGCGGCAAGGGCCATAGTGTTATCTACCGCCCCGCTTCCGGCCTGCCGATAAACCGGCCCGCTTCCTACCATATATTCACCACCGCCACCGCTTCCGCCGCCACGGTTTTTAAGTAGCAGAATTGCCGCAATGCCACCGATAGCGGCAACAATCCACCACTTATATTTAATGAGCCATGCTTTTACCTTTTCCATATTAAGCCCCGTTTGAAATGCGTTTGAACCATTGGCACAAAATGCAATGTTCGCGGCCTAGCCAAAGCAAAGCCGCAAACATTACAGCCAATATAAAAATGGCGGTTTTCATCCTTAGCCCTCTTGAGTGTTAATCAAGGGCTGATTGAATGTTTGCCCCATTTGAATGCCCGTACCAATGGCGTAGTAGGTTTGTTCCGCTACTGCCCGGTGCGGCCCTTGCAGGAACGGCATAAACTGCCGCGCCTGCTGAATACCGGCAATGCGGCCTTCTACCCGGTAATTCAAAAGCGGCATGGTTTCGGTAGGGGCAGGGCCGGGAATCGGCACCGGCCCCGCGTATGGAAATTGCGGATTAATCAGTGCCATGTTACCCCCTTAAAAACCGCTGTAATTATTGGTCATGGCAAAGCCAGTGCCACCAGTAACGGGCGAAAGCGCCGTGCCTAGCATACTGGAAAAGCCACCGGAACCGGCCTTGATAACGCCAGCGGTATTACTGTTGCGGCTAACCAGCACGGCAAGAATTGCCACGCCGATAATAGCGGTCAAAACGGTAACGATAGGGCCAACAAAATCATTCATGTTATTCACCTTTTAAATGATAGGCGCAAGCGCCGATTTAAGGATATTGGAAAATCCGCTTGTGGCGGATTGAATCACGCCCGCCGTATTACTTCGCTGTGACACGATAACGGCAATAATTGCAACGCCAATAATAGCCGTCACAATCGTTATTAGGGTTTTGCCAAACTCGCCCATTAGCTGCCCCTTAGTTGGTTAGAAATTTGGTCAATAGCGCCACGCTTGCGGATTAGTAGAACAATCATCAGCAAAATCATAAACGCATTAACCGGTTCTTTTATTGGCTTGATACTTGCCGCAAATCCCAAAATAACCGCCGCCAATACCCAATAGCCAAACCCCTTAGCATCTTTTGAAACGTCCTTAATGATGCTAAACAATTCGCCTAGCGTGTCGCGGTACGCGGCTATTGCGAGAATGATTCCGATAACAATTAAACCGAAGGGCATATTAATAGCCCTCCGGTTTATCGCGGAACCCGATTACATAAAGCAAGCGCCCGAAAGCGCCGCTATTTGCGGCATACACGACAAAGCCAAACAGAATCATAGCCAGTGCCAGATTGCCGCGCATAATCGTTACCCGATAATGCGCTTAGTGCCAAGGTAGTAAGCCAAGGCAATAAGGGCGATTGTGAAAACAGAAATGCCAAAAATTTTCATGGTAGTTTCCTTATTCGATAATGAAACGGATGATTTGCTGCCAAAGGATAATGGCAACAATGATTAGGCCCACAAAAGCAAGCCAGCCGGTAAGCGACATATCAGGGCGGAATGGCTTTTTAGACCATTCCGCCATATCAGTGATTAGCTGCATGGCGGAATGCCCCTTTTATTAAGTGGTGGAAATGGTGCCAGCATTCACCAGTTCGGTACGGCTGGTAAAGTATTCGTAACCCATCAGCAAACGCGCATTGGCATTAACTGTTTTCGGATTCATGACAAAGCCCACGTTACCGTATTGAAGGGTATAAATCGGCTTATCGCGGTTGTCGCAATAATAAACGCCCTTCGGAAAATCGGTAGCGATACGGCGGCGGGTTTGCGCTGCCCACGTTGTAGGGTCAAGTTTCCGGGTATCCGAAAAGTTAGCCGTGCGCTGGCTAAGGTAATTAACATCGGTGCCAGCGTTAAAGCTACCGCCGTTATCAAATACCGCAAACGTGGAAAGGTAGCGGTACAGGTTCGCATACTGCACAACAAAATCCACGTTAGGGGTAAGCCCCGCCTGTGCGCTGTTTTCCAGATTGTAAAGCGTGGAAAGGTCAATCAGCGGCAGGATATAGCCGTTTTGGCCTACCGGCAGTTGGTCAAGGTAAGACTGATAAACGGTGTAAGAAATTTCTTCAAACTCGCAATCAGCCGCGCCCGCGCCCTGGTAAATCGCTTCAATCGGGTTAGCGCCCACCGCTGCAAAGGCGGTATTGTTGTTGGCAAATTCCAGTTTCAGGCGCTGCTTACTTTGCGGCACGTTCGCCAAAACCGCCCCGGTCAAATCGGTTTCGGAATAGGCCAGCGGCACCCAATAGTACATGGTCAGTTCACCAGTAGCGCCCGCCGCAATAGTTGCCGGGGCTTCAATGACGTTCATAACATCGCCGTATTTAACAGGCGAATCCGTCACCATACTGGAAAGGAACGGCGCACCCTGTTTGGCGGTATTTACGAAATGCAAATGCCAGCCGCTGGTTTCAGTGTGACGCTGGTTGTCCGGGTCATAATAAATGACACGTTGCAGAAGGTTAGCCGGGCCAAAGTCAGTAAGGGCCACCGAATCGGTAGCATGGTTGTTTTTGATAGCCGCCGTTACCTTGACCAAAAAGCCTTTGACAATACCCACGTTAGCGGGGGTTACGTCAAAAACGGAACGGTTAGCCGGGTCGAAAGTTTGCGTTTCAACCTGCTGAATAACAGGGTAAGACTGTTGCAGGACAATTTGACGGGCCTGCAAGTTTGCCGCCATAGCCTGCTGATTACGCAATGCCGCCTGTTGTGCGGGGGTCAGTTGTTGAACCTGTGCCATATTTAATTACTCCGAAGTGACGGCATTTTTGCCGAAGTGGTTACAAACAAGGGTAGCCGCCATTCCTGCAATGGTCAGCATGAGAATGACGATAAGCCAATTAATGGGGTTTTTCAACAATTCCCAATTAACCATTATGCCGGTTCCTGTGTGCGGTTGTTAATTACCTTGGCAGCCAAAGCCAGCACCGCATAACCGGCAAGCGCCATTAAAATTACTGTCACCCAATTGGCGACATTCCAACTAATGATATTTTCAGTCATAGCGTTTTCCTTTACAGGGTTTGCTTTCTTTTCTTGCCAAGGTCGAACCGGGCCAAAACGGCGTCAGCGGTAGGAACCGGGGTCATTATAACGCATTTATTAGCGCCCACGTCATAATAAATTGAATGGAATTTCTTTAATGCGGGTTGCGTATTTACAGGCGCTTGCATTAATTTTTCCAAATCCACCGGAACAAAACCTTGCACGGTTTGCCTATCGCGCTGGTCGCCTAATTGGAATATCTGGAAAAAATCCGATTCCGAAATGGCAAAGCGGGTAAGCCATACGGGCCGCTGGCTTAAAATAATCATCGGGATTTTCTTACTCCGGCCTTGAGTAAGTAGCGCCTGAAATGCGGGGTCACGGTTTGGAATCATGTAACCTTCATCAACATAAACGCCAATATCACCCATCGCGTGAATATCCCAAAGCAATTGCGTTACTTCGGAATCATCAACATCAGGGATTGGGTGATAAATATAAAGCCCCGGTTTTTTAGGTCGAAAATTTAAATCTACATGGTGCGCCCCTTCTATCGAATCAATTAAATCATCGCCCTTATGGTTTAGGACAATCCACGCCTTGCGCTTAAAATCCTTTTGGGATAAATGCCAAACGGCGGCGCAAGTTTTCCCCGTGCCGGTTTTACCCAGCACTAGAATACGTTGTCTATCGTTTGGCATTCTTATTGTCATAGCAGGTTACTTACTGGTAGTTCTTCAATGTATGGCGCTGCCGGGTCATGTTCCGTGGGCTTGGCTTCCTGCACCTTTTGCGCCATCGGTTTAGCCGCTTCCTTTTTATCGCGCTTTTCAGCCGCTGCCCGCATTTTGTACGCGGCAACGCGGGGGCCATAAATGGAAGCGCAAACGCCAAACAAGCCCGCCCATGCCATGATTTTAGGGTCAGGGGTAATATCGTAATGGCTTGCCACTTCCTGCACCGCATCGGCTAACGCTTCCGCTTCCTTTTCATCAAGGGCCAGTTCTTCAACTTTCAGCGCACTGGAAGCCATCAAGTGCAAACTGAAAAGGATTTTTTCAACGCCTAGATTGCCCTGATTCTTTTTCGTGGTGCGGCTTCCGGCTGGTCGCCCGCGCTTTGCTCCGGTTCCGCTTCCGGCTGGTCGCCCGCGCTTTCGGGGAGTATTTCCACCGTTACCGCTTCCGGCATCGCTTCCACTTCCACCGCTGGCGCTGGTGACGGTTCCGGGGTCAATGATTGCGATACCGTCAATGTTGTTATCGCTTCCTGCATCGCCTGCAAATTTGACGCCATCATCATTACTTGATTTTCCAGCCATGATATTTTTTCCTCTTGAGTTTGTACCTGTTCCGTATGTTCTGCAATTTGTTGCGCCGCGTTTGCTTCCACGCTTGCGGCCAGTGTAGCAGCCATTACCGCCGCCTGTTCCGCTGATTGTTCCGCCGCTGCAGCCGCCCCTTCCGCTTTAATGGCGGCTGTTTCCAGTTCGGCAGTTTCAACCGCGCTTTCTATGGCGGCTTCGGCGGCTTCCTGCATTTCCTCTTTAATTTCTTCGGTACTCATTAGACTACCCCCAAATGCGCAAGGCGGGAAATAAGCGCATCAACGCGGGCAAGCATTGCAGATTCCCGCGCTTCCAGTTCGGCAATGCGCCCTTGCAAATTGACAAGGATAAGCGGAAACATTTCAGGGCTTGGCATGGATTCCAGCATTTCAGCCGAAAGGCCCGCGCTATCAATTTCAGCAATCAATTTTTCTTCATTGGTCATTGTTGTCACCTTCAAAAGTAATGCCCGGTAATTCAGGCTGATTTTCCGGTTTAATTACCGGCGAAATATCAAGCGCCTTTTCAATCGCGTCAAGGCGGCTATCAATGGAATCCAGCCGCTGCCCGAAACGGTCAAGCTGGAAATTCAAATTATGGACTAGAACATTAGCCTTTTCCATCAATTCATCAGGGTCAATACCAGCGGCACGGATTGCGCTGGCTACCATCATTTCAAAACCTTTTCCCATCATTTTCAGTCACCTTTCACGTTAATTAATTTTGGCGGCAGTGATATTAATAATGTAATTACTAAGCGCTGCCCCGTCATTACACAAACTGAATTTTAGCACGTCAAGGCTTGGAACGCCTAACACTTGACAATAAATCAATAGCGAAATTGTGCCGCCAGCGGTTAGCGTGCTGGCAGGGCAAGCGGCAACATATTCATTACTACCGTATTTAACGCGCAATAAATAATTTCCCGTTGTCACGGTATTATTTTTTACCGTCATGGTAATTTGATAAAGCCCGGATTTACCGCTTGCCAACTGAATACCATCAGCCGATTTTGTTAATCCAGTGCCAACGGTATTCAGTGCCAAAGCGCCGGACAAATCAAAATCAGTAAGCGCATTGGCCGCGATACTGGCAGGGCCGCCCGCGCTGGCTGTATACATTAATGACAACGCATCAGTTACACCGCCGCCACCGCCGCCGCCGCCGCCATCGGCTTCAATTTCTATTTCGTCACCATAATCAGTGACGGTAATTCCACTGCCCCCGGAAATTCTTTTAACCAGAATTTTGCCCGGTTCGCTTGTGGTATCTAGCAGGCTTTCACCAAATACCGCGCCGGAATCTTCAACAACAACAGTACCGCCAGCGGGGCCGGGTTCGCCGGGGTCGCCTTTATCGCCTTTAATTCCGCTAGGCCATACGCCAAGCGCAATAGGGAAGTTAATAAAATTCATTGGGAATTTTCCGTCAATAGTGGCGGATACAATGAATTTCATAAGGTTAGTGGATAGCACCGGGTAATAACCTTGCGTACCTGCCCGCGCTGTAATGCGCTGCCCGGTATCCGGCATGGTCACGGTTACGTCACCCAAAAAATCGCGCAAGTCGATATAAAGAGTTTGAACGCCCGAAATTTTGCCGGTTGCATAGTCAAGTTTCAAATCTACCAAAACTTCCGTACCGTCAATTTCAATAACGGTATTAATTGCCACCGGGCCACCCATAGGGATAGCGCCGTTATAAGTTACCGTGCTTCCGCCAATTTGTTGATTAGCCATTACCAAACCCCTTGCGCAATAGTGAAGTTAAGGAAAAACAAAGGAACCGATTTTTTACCGCTGCCGAAATGACGCGCCACAAATTTGGCACGGCCCGGAACCAGCAAAGGAAAATAGCCTTGCTTACCGGCAGGGCATTTAATCCGCTGGCCCGTTTCTTCAACGTCAATTTCAAACGCGCCGTCATTTTCCGCGTTATCAATATAGATACATTGAACGCCTGTAAAACCTTGCGTATCGGCAAGATACGTCAAATCATACTTGACGCTTTCGCCTGCTACCGCGTCAAAGTAGCCGCGCACACTTTGCGGGCCTTCGCCGGAATCGCAACCGTTATAAACAGGCGTTACCGTCATTTGATTGGGATTATTCACATTCATAATTTACACCTTTGAAATAATTCCGCCTTTGCCAAGGCAATGCGTTTGACAAGGAATAAACGACATTCCCACCGCTTGATATTCTAACACTACACGCGGCAAACGCCCACGCGGTAGCGCCGGAATAATTGCCCTGTATTTAATGGGTAGCGGGTCGCCCCCTTCGGTAAATCGTGCGGAACCAACAAACATAACGCCCCCGCGATACGCGAAATAATCCACGGAATCAAATTCATCATCCGCAATTTTTAACGCATCGCCAATTTCGCAAGCATACCAGCCCGCGCCATTGCGCAAGATAAAAATAATTTCATCAGGGTTTTCAACGTCCATAAAAGTAGCAGCGCCCGCTACATAATAGGCGGATTCAGGAAAACCGATAAAGGATGAAAAACTAGCATACGCGCCGGAATCGTCAAGCATGAATAAATCATCCTGCCCCGGCCCATCTTGCGGGTTTATTGCTTCCAATTGACGGCGCGGAATTTCCAGCAGCGTGGTTTTATTCATCCCACCGGACATAGGAAACAGGCCGCAATTATTCGCCACCCATTCATCAATTGCTGATTTGATTCCGCCCAATGAAAGCGGCAGCGAATAATAAAGCACGTCCAAAACGCTATTATCCTGCAATTGAATAAGCGCGGAAATTCCAGCACCGCCAGATGCAATAAAGCAAGCGGCCCCGCCGTAGCCATCCGTTTTATAAATGGCGTAATAGGCACTTGAAAGCGTGGTTGTGTAATTGCCTATCGTGATAGTGTTTTCTTTTACTTCATCTTCCGCGAAATAATTATTGGTAATTCGCAAAGGCGGGTTAATGGTGTAAAATTTCCCTGTTAGGAAAATATCAACCGCTATATCTTCAACATAAGGAACCAGCCGCCCCGCTACCGCATTCATTGGGTTTGAAGTTTGGCGAACTAAAATAATTCCGGCTTCATACGCGCATGGCGAACCTTCCGGGTTTAAATCGGTTGTCCTGATTATTACCCTATCCGTTGTTGGTTGCGCGGGGCAGGTGGCAGGGTCAGCGATAAAGTCAACGGGTATTTCTTCCCATTTATAAACCGTCACTTGATAGCCAAAGCCATACGCCGCCGCCGCGCCAATGCCTAGCGCGGGGGTAGGATAAATAACAGGAATTTCAGCCGGGGGAATAGGGGGCCAAAGTGGGTTAGGTTCCGTTACCGGCTTATCAAAAATAAAGGCGGCAATTCCGCTATCGGAATAAATACCATCCGTTTTTATATCTGGCACCGCTTGCCCCGTTTCCAATGTTTCAGGGTCAGGCGCTGTATCACTCATTGGCAGCGGATTTACAGGCCGGAAAATTTCGGCCTTATACGCGGTATTAATCGGGCCGATATTGTGATAGTCATAATCATGCGACATTGTAGGATTGCCGCCATTGACAATACTTGCCGCGTTTTCAGTAAAAAGCGGTTCCTCATTTGGGTCAATTCCGTAAATACGTTCATGCACACTTTGCGCACTACCGATATTAGAAATATATTGACCGAAAGGATTAAACGAAAACGCGCAATTTCCAGCCGGGTTATCATCCGTGCGCGGGTTATAGGGCAGGCGGTTATTACTGTCAAAATTGCTAACCTGTGCGCGTAACGCTTGCGGGCCACCGCCCCAATAATTACTGCCCTGATAAATTGAAGGTAGCCAGCGGCTACCCGTTGCGCTGGAATCTTCCGGCACGTTATCAATATCGAAAACGGCGGCAACCGGAAAAACGCCCAATTTAGGAACATTGAAATTTGCCATTATTTCACCCCGTAAAATTGGCAGGCTTGCAAAATTAAATCCGCGTAACTTTCAGCGCCGTTATAAACCTTGGCGAATTTAACGCGGGCCGCTTTATCAGTTGCCAGCCTTTCAGGCGTGTAATCGGTAAGGTTGTTATCCTTCAGGAAACGGCGGAACTCATTTACTTGATACGCTTCATTTTCCATGAAATGCGCAACGCTCAAATTAAACGCGCCTTGCTTGTAAAGATTGAATCCCATGATTTGAACCGCGCCCCATGAACTGCAATAAATCATGCGGGCAGTGCCTAAGCTGCATTTGTTGGCGGCGCGGATATTTTGAATAATTGAATTATTCCAATCGCCCCGCGCCATGCGCCGCTGATAGTATTCCGGTTCAAAGCGCAACGCTTTTAAATTCCCGTTGCTTTCCACGCGGCTGATAATATCCCAAAGTGTATATTTCATTTTACGTTCCTTTGATTGTGCGCTTGATAAATTGCACGTTGCCATTTAGCTTAAATGACGGGGCATCATTTACAAAATCATAAACCCCGCCATTAGCCACCTTTAAAATTTTCTCGCCACCAATGTTTTTAGCCTTTTGTTGCGCTACCTTTTTGGCGGCTTTCGGTTCCATATCCGGGGGCATTAAAAAGCCAATATCACGCGGAACCAGACTTGCCCCCTTGCTTGCAATTTTAACGCAATTATCACCATCGTAAAGCGCGTATAATTTTTTTCCGGCAATCGCTATTTTATCGCCCGTTGCTTCCAAATCCCACGCGCCTAGCTGGTATGCGTCAAGCGGAACATTTTTTAAATCGCGGCAAATAATAGAATCAGTGTCACAATAAAGCGGCCTTTCCGCTTGCGCCAATGCCCGCAATAAAACGGAACGGGCCGCGCCTGTAATACTGGCAGCAACTGCCACGTTGAAATAATTAAACATTTCAGCGGGCCTACCCCATAAAATATAGTCTAAATGTTCCTGTACTTCGCACCCTTCGCCTTCATAGCCTTCTAAATAAATGCCGCCTTCTGTTATGCACCACTCTTTATAGTTTTCGGGGTTTTGTGCAAACTTTCCATAACTGCTATTTAAAATCAGTTTGTAAAAAATGTTATGGAATAAATCGCCCGCCTTTTTGGCCGCGTCACGCTTGCTAAAAAAGTGGTCAATGAACGCTTCAAAAGTGGTAGTTTCAATAAAATTGATAGTCCTGATAATCCTTTCCGGTTTGATTGTGCCGGTATCAAGGCCCGCCCGCCATTCATGAATTGACGTATGAAAAATTCCGTGGCGCTGGTTAAAGTCTAAACCTGTTTTAGTCCTAACAGGTACAGCGCCGTTATTCTCGCCTTCCCATTCAATAAAATATGTTTCTTCTGTTATTTCGTTTGCTTCATAAAATTCATCACTGAATGGGTGGCGGAAATTTCGCATTGCATGGGGGTACATGCTATTAACATCAAAAACTTTTATTTCATCTTCTATTATTCCTTTCTCAAACGCTTGGCAGCGCCCGCCAAAATAAAAGGGGCGCATGGCTTCATCAAACCCTTTGCGCACCGGGTCATAAGGATGGAACTGTTTTAATTCATTCATTGCCGTGCCGCCAATGGTTAGGCGCATTCCAAATTCAGCAATAAACAAACTAACCGTTTTATGCAGCGTTACACAATCGCCTTTCAGGTATTCTAAAATTTCCGCCTTGTGCTGTTCGCGGGTTTCCCGTTCCATCTTGCCATAATCAATTTCAATCTTTTCATCACTGGCAGCAAGCGGAACGGGAAGTATTGCGTAGCTATCACGGAATTTATGGATTCCGTGTTCTACTTCCAAAATACGGCCATTAACTATTTTCAATTTCCCGCGAAAGTATTTCATGAGAAAAAGAAAATCAAACTTGCCGCCGTTATGCGCGTAAATAACGTGCGGTTCTTCTATGGTATCAAGCCAGTAAATAAACTGTTCTATGCAATCATCGCCCCAATAGTCTTTATAAATTTCACCATTATAAAACCCCCATGAAAACGGTTTAGGTATGCGGTCATGTTTGAAAGGGTCAGTTTCAAAATCGAACGCGGCAATTTTATATTCAATCTTTTTACGGGAACGGCGCGGCATTGATTAAACCCCCTTGCTACCATAGCCGCGTTTTTGACGGCGCTTGTATTTCTTTTTAGCCGCTTGGCTAAATTGCATTTCAGGCAATACAATACGGTTACGGTTATACGCCTTGGCTTCGGGGCCGCTGATACGCTGGAGACCTACCGACTTCACTAAATCGGCTTCATCTTCTACTTTTAATTTTCCGGCCACCGCATCAATAATAATGTCATACGTCATGAATTTATTGAACGCTTCATCAAATGACGCATAGGTACGGCGGGAATAGTTACCGTTAAAAGTAAAATATATTTGTTCGCCCGGTTGCAACTGAAAACCAGCGGCCTTTAATTCGGTAAGCCACTGTTCCATATTTTCAAACTTAATAGGTAATTCCCGTTGCGTGATATAAACGGGCTTACCTTCCGGGGTAGTCTTGCGGTAGCGGCGCACAACTTCGCCGCGTTTGGTTACGCGAACGGTAAAGGGGTTTACAATTTGCCCGCGCTGGTTTACTTGCTGGTGGGCTTTCAGAAATGCTTTACCGCCTTTCTTTATGATGGATTCGCCACGCGCTTCCAGTGTTTCAATGACGGCGGGGTTAGGGATTACAGCAAGTTTAGCGCCGCCTGTTGCCACGTCTTTATATTTGCTTACCAATCCTTTATAGTGTTTTGTTGGCTTGACTTTTCGCACGTCAAGGGTTTTAGGGACTAAACCGGCTTTCTTCAAATTTGAGACTTGTTTTTGAAACTCTTTATAAACAAGTCCATTTTTTACTACTGGTTTTTTCTTCGCCATATTTTCACCTTCCGCTAAACCGTCAGCAAATTGCAAGGGCGCAATTTGGGGTAGGCATTTATTTTACCATGATTTTAAACGCGCTTACAAATGAAATGATGAAAAGGGGCGTGAAGTTTTGGGCTATCCCTTTTCCCGTTGTGATAGGAATTGTCTATCAGGGGCAGGGGGTATTGACGCGGTTAGAAAATTATGTTAGGG